GAGCCGAGTGGCTGATGGTCGACTCGTGCGTGATCGACCGGCCCGAAAGGTCCATGAACTGGGACCCGCAAGCCGGCCACGACGAGCCGTCCATGAACCGCGTGTACGAAGGCAAGTGCCGGCTGCGGCAGCAGACGTCGTACGGCACCGCACCAACCACTGGCGGGCACACGTACGAACTGCAGCAGACCGAACTGCACATCCCCCGCGGCGCACCATACGAGCCGCATGTCGGCGACGTCGCCGCCGTGACCGGCTACGCGTACCCGTTCCGTGTGCGCGGCCTGATCAACCAAACACACCGGACCGCCACGCGGATGCTCGTAGATGCGGAGACCGACTAATGCCAGCCGATGTGACGCAGCTGCGCGCCCTCGCCGCCGACTTCGCTTCCGCCCAGGAGGCCGGGTCTGCGGTGCAGGTCGGCGTGCGTAACGCCTTAGACTCGGCGAAAGAGCGGGCGCGGCAGGACTACCGGGCGTTCCCGAACAAAGGAATCGCCAAGGTGGGGGACACGTTCTCCTACGACACGAAGCTGTCCGGTGCGGTCGTCCCCTCCGAGTTCGGCCCGACCAAGCCGCTGGGCGCGCTCGCCAACATCGCCATCTGGGGCACGCCGAAGGGCGGCGGCGGCATGCCGCACCCGGCCGACTACATGGACGACAAGGTGACCGACGAGATCGCCTCCACCCTCGACGAGATATTGGACAAGCTGTCATGATCAAGATCGGCCCGTTCGTGAAGGCTATGGAGAGGGCATGCCGTGAGCGCTGCAAGTACGACGTGTACCTCGGCGAAGTGACGAAGGCCAGGCCCAACGTCCCGTACGTGCTTGTGAAGCTTCCCGCCGCCGGGGCCGGCAAGGCCGTCACGCTCGGTAACACCGTGGACGAGATCAGCTTCCTGCAGCCGCTCACCGTTGTTGCCTCCACCGCCGACAGGCTCCTGACCGTGACAGACGACGTCCGCGGGGCGCTCGACGGCTACGAGCTGAAAGTCGACGGCTGCCACGTGGAGCCCCTACGTCTTTCCTACTCGTCCGGGCTGCTCCGCGACGACCAGGTAGACATCCCCTCCTACGGGCACCTGTTCTACTCGGTAGACATGTGGCAGGTGATGGCGGTCAAAAGATTCGCCTGAGTTAAACTGACCTAGAAACGTACGTTGTCCGGCGCTGACGCGGCGTCGGAGAGAGGAGAAAGCCGATATGGCTTCGTCAATCCGGACGCTCGGCGACGGCCGCATCACGCTCGTCGCCCTGGGCACCGACTCCGCCCCGGTCGCGAACAGGAAAGCGCCGACCGCGGACGAGCTGAACAAAGGCATCCGCTTCGAGATGTCCGTCATGAAGGCCGACTACAAGCTCGGCTCCAAGGGCAGCACCAGCGTCGAGGAGCCTGTCCTCGGTGCCGCCGGTAAGGGCACCGTGCCCGGCCCTGCCGAGTACGAAGGTCAGGTCTCCGTGTACTGGTTCTTCGACGATGACGGCCATAAGGTGCAGGGCGGCGACAACGCCGTCTGGGAGCTGCTGAAGCAGACCGGCCGCGAGTTCGAACTGTACGAGCGGGAGGGCAAGAAGCCCGAGGAGCCGTTCGCCAACGGAGACGAAATTGACTGGTACCACGTCGCCCCCGGCCAGCCGCAGAAGCCCGACGACAGGACCACATACACGAAGCGCACCGTGTCCCTGTTCATCTCCGACGTCCTGGAGAACGAGATCATCGTTGGTGGCGGCAAGGTTCAGGCCGCCCCCACGATCACGTCGATTGACCCGTCCGGGAAGAAGGCTGGCGACACCGTCCTGATCTCTGGCACGGGCTTCATTGGCGTCACCTCGGTCACCTGCACCGTCAGCGGGAAGACGGCCCCGATCGCCTCCTACCGCGTGCTGTCCCCGACCGCGATCAGTGCTGTCCTGCCCGCCGGCGTCCAGACCGGCAACTTCATTGTCACGAACGCGAAGGGCGCGTCCGCCGGCAAGCCCTACACGGTCGGCGCCTGACGGTCCGCCGCCCTGTACACTGGGCCTGTTGCCCCCGCTGCCATGTGCGGTCTCTGGCGGCGGGGGCAACACCGTGCATAGACCGCTTGGGACCGCAGACAGGGGACGCCGATGAGCGACCGTGTTGACGTCAACGCCGACAACTTCGAGGACCGCACCGACGGCGGAGACCAGCCCGAGAAGTTTGATTTCGCCGCGTGGATGGCGGGGTTTCAGCCGACCAGGAAGTCGTGCATGCTGTACGGGCGCACCGACCTGCTCGCCGTGATCGACCGGCTGGACGAGGAGGCCCGTCTGCCCGGCCTGTCCGACGAGCGCAAGAAGGAGCTCCTTGACAAGGCCAACGCGACACTCGCCGAGCTGAAAGGGTCGGCGGTAGAGTTCGTTGTGCAGACGATGTCCGTGTACGCGCAGAAGGAACTCATGGAGTCGCTCGGCCACAACACGAAGGACGACCCCGTCACCCACGAGATGGAGTGCGCGTTCATTGCCGCGCACATCGTGGAGCCGACCGGCGTGACCGGTGAGGACATCGCCGGCCTGTACCAGGCGTCGCCGCAGCAGGTTGAGAAACTGTCCCGTTGCATCCGCGCTGTCGACACGGAAAGCCCGACCATTACCGCCCCTTTCTCGTCCAGGTCCTGACCGCCCCGACCGGGGCCTGGCTGCGGTCCATGGCGAAAGCTGCCATGGGCTGGGGGCGCCCCCCGACGGGGATCCTGCGTCGGTCGGGGGAGTGGGTGCCACAGGACTACGACCTGGCGAACGCTTACTCCCTGTACGAGTCGTCCTTATGCCCGTGCGGGTGCGGCTATCCGCGCGACGTCGCTTGGGATGAGTTCATGGACGGGTGGTTCGAAGCCCGGGAGGTGGTCTGCTATGCGAAGGCCGCCCGTGAACGGTGGGAGAAAGACCACTCGGAGCGTAATAAGCGCGGCGACTTGATCTCCCCGCCGAAGGAAGGGGCGCTCCTGTACGTCGCGGACGCCAAGGTAGAATCCGAGCAGGAGTGAGGAGGATCTTGTGGCCGACAGGACGGTAGTTGTCAAGCTGACCGCCGATGCGTCCGGAGTGAAGGCCGGCATGCAGGAGGCGTCGTCTGCGACCAAGGGTGCCGCGGACGCGATGTCGCAGGCAGGGCAGGCCGCGCAGGGTGCCGGCGATCAGATGGGCAACGCCGGGGAGCGGGGCAAGTCTGGGCTTGCGGGTCTCGCCGACTCAGCCCGCCAGAACGGTGCGGCTTGGGCTACAGTTGGCACGGCCGTTGCTGGCGTAGGTGCAGGCCTGCTCGGTTTTGCCGGCATGGCTGGGAAGATGTCCGCCGATTTCGATGCGTCCATGTCATCCGTGCAGGCGGCCACTCACTCGTCTGCGGACGAGATGTCGCAGCTGCGTGAGGCGGCGATCCAGGCCGGTGCGGACACCGCGTTCTCTGCTACGGAGGCGGCGTCCGGCATCGAGGAGCTCGCCAAGGCCGGCGTGTCCACGAAGGACATTCTTGCCGGCGGTTTGAGTGGCGCCCTCGACCTCGCGGCTGCGGGCGAGATCAGCGTGTCCGAGGCGGCGGAGACCGCGGCCACGGCGATGGTCCAGTTCAACCTCAGCGGCGACAAGGTGACGCACGTCGCCGACCTGCTCGCGGCTGGAGCCGGCAAAGCGCAGGGTGGCGTGCATGACATGGCATACGCCCTGAAGCAATCCGGCTTGGTTGCCTCCCAGGCGGGCTTGAGCATTGAGGAGACGGCCGGTTCGATTGCCGCGTTCGCGTCGGCCGGCCTGATCGGCCAGGATGCCGGCACCAGCTTCAAGACGATGCTTCAGCGTTTGGAGAACCCGTCCAAGGGCGCGAAGAACGCGATGGATGACCTGGGCATCCACATTTATGACGCGCAGGGGCATTTCATCGGGATCACCGCCGTTGCCGAGCAGTTGCGCAACGGCATGAAAGACCTGGGGGAGGAAGAGCGCAACACGGCGATGTCGACCATCTTCGGGTCGGATGCTATCCGTGCCGCGAACGTGCTCTACAACGAAGGCGGCGAGGGCATTCAAGGGTGGATCGATAAGGTCAACGACGCCGGGTACGCCGCCGAGACCGCCCGCCTGAAGCAAGACAACCTGAAAGGCGACATCGAAAAGCTCGGCGGCTCCTGGGAGACCGCCATGATCAAGATCGGCTCTTCCTCGCAGGCGCCGGTCCGCTCTGTCGTCCAGCACATCACCTCTCTGGTCGATAAGCTCGGCGAGCTCGGCAGCGGCACCCAGTCCATGATCATGAATTTCGCTGCTTTCGGTGGTGCGGCGCTGACTGCGGTCGGCGGGCTGATGGTGATGGCCCCGAAGATCGTCGAGATCAAGGATGCGATGAACACGTTGAACTGGACGGCCGCCGGCTTGAAGGGGAAGCTCGGCGAAGTCGCTACCGGCATGACCGGCTTCGGCCGGGCCGGCCGGATGATGATCACCGCCGCACTGATCGAAGGCGTCAAGCATTACGGCGACGAGGTGCGCCGCACTGGCGTTTCCGTGGACGAGATGTCCACGGCGCTCGCCCATGGCGGGTCAGTCATGAATAACCTGGACTTCGACAAGGGTAAGTACTCTTTGCAGGAGTACTCGCAGGCTCTGGCGGACATCTCCCGCCCGTCCGTGTGGTCTTCCGTGCAGCAGCACTTGGCGTCCTTCGCGGATGGTGTCGCCGGCGCGTTCGGAGCGGACACTCGCTCCGACCTGCAGCGCACGAAGGATGCCCTCGAGACAACGGGCAAGGCCCTGTCTGGCATGTCCACGGACGATGCGGTAGCTCAGTTCAAGAAACTGTCGTCCGAGATGACGAGCGGCACCAATAAGAGCATGATCGACCTGATCAATTCGATGCCGGACTTCAAGTCTCACCTCAATGAGGTTGCAAAGCAAATGGGACTGACCGCGGACGACAACACGCGTCTCGCGATCGCGCTTGGTCAAATTGACCCGAACGCTCAGGCGGCCGCCGGTGGTACGTCCCAGCTGGACGCCGCGATCCGCAAAGCAAAGGAGGGTACTGACCAGATCGTGCCGTCGATCGAAGAGGTCATCAAGGGCATCAAGACTTACGGCGACACCGTGATCGCCAACAGCAACGCGGACATCAAGTTCCAGGAAGCACTCAAGAATGTCAACGACGCCGTCAAGGAGAACGGCGCCACATTGGATATCACCACGGAGAAGGGCCGGAAGAACCAATCTGCCCTGAACGACTTGGCTTCCGCTACTTTCGCCCAGGTGCAGGCCGCGCAGGCCGCTGGCGCGGGGCAGGACGAGCTGCAATCCAAGATGCAAACCGGTAGGGATGCGTTCATTGAAGCCGCAGAGTCTATGGGGTTGACCGAGGACGAGGCGGTTGAACTCGCCGACAAGTACGGGCTCATCCCAGACAAGATCAACACTGAGGTCACTGCCGACACGACGCAGGCGACCGAAGCCGCTGATGGTGCCACGGCTGAGATCAACGGCATGACGGGCACGATCAGCATTTCCGGTGACGCCGCCCAGGCCGACTACACGCTGACCGTGACGGCCGACTCGATCAATGGCACGACAGGCGTGGTCGAGATTGACGCAGACAACGACCAAGGGTTGGCTGGCTTGCAGGAGACCGTGCAGACGATCGACAACAGCGACGGCACCGTGTCCATCCTTGGTGACGCCACCGGTGCCCGCTGGGAGAAGGACTCAGTCCACACTGAGATCGACAACACCACTGGCACGGTCACCATTAGCGGTAACGACCAGGCGTCCGGGAAGGTGCGCACGGTCAAGTACAACATTGACCAGTTGCACGACAAGGAAATTTCAATCACTACCCGGATTAAGCAAATTTTCACGTCGGTTGGCCATTGGATCGGCGATCACGTCCCGAAAGGTTCCTGGCTGCGCGCCGACGGCGGGCCTATCACCCCGATCAAGGGGTATGCGAACGCTGGCGCCGTGCACGGCCCGGGCGGCGGGCGAGACGATTGGATCCCCGCGTGGCTGTCGAACGGGGAGCACGTCTTGACCGCCGCGGAGGTTGCTGCTGCAGGC